ACGAGATTCCTCTACGTCTCGTGGGCTCGGAGATGTGTATAAGAGACAGATGCTATACCGCGCCGTATCGTTTGGGTTACTATCAAATTACTATCACTACAAGCTCGCCGGATCACAACAGATTCTTGGCTTGCATGGGGTTACAGGTTCAAGTCCTGTACCGCGCATTAAAAAGTCCAGGAATCTCAAGGGCTCCCGGACTTTTTATTTTTGCCAAGATTAACTTTGTTAGTAACGCATTAGTAGTAGCGATTTAGGTTAGTTTTTTTAGGACGCTGTTATAAGCTTTCTCATTGACGATTTTTAGGGTGTCCATAAGCTCGTCCATAACTTCCCACGCCCTATCCTGCGCCACATTCCCGACCGCTTCCAAAAATTCACTGCCGGAGGGTTTTATTGTCTTGGCCGGCGCAGGCTCTGCGGAATACAGCATTGGGGGCGCTTTCGCCTGCAGTTGCTCCCCGCCGTGCTCGTTACGGATAATGTAGAGAGCCGCCAGTTTCTCATAATTGGGCCAGCTTGATTCTTCCGTTTCCAGCCGTGCGATCCATAGTTTCAGCTCGGTTTCATCGATCATGGGGAATCCCCCTTTAATTCTCCATAAGGCTGACAGCGCGGCGCAGGGCATCCCTGACGCGTTCGTCATCAGTTTCCCGCATCATGTCGTTTAGCTGGGTGCGCAGATGCTCCGCGCCATCCGCGCGGCTGTAATGTCCGCGCACATAATGCGTGCCGCGTCTCGCATTGGACATATCACGGTCATAATCGCCGCGGGAATAGCGGCGAGAATAGTCCCCGTCGCGGGAATATCCGTCATCCTCCATCATTTCGATCTTGTCGATGTTTTTGATGGTGGAGACCAGCTTGTGGGCGATTTCCAGATCACCCGCGCCCAGTTCGCCCTTGCGCGCCAGTTCGTCCAGTTCCTTGCACAGCATATCGCGCAGGTCATACATTGCTTTCATATTCATGTTCATTCTCCTTTCACGCGATTCTTTCAACCGTCAGGTTCGAGTTCGCGAAGTTGACGGCCTGAGTGCTGGTGTTTTCCATTGCGATCGTCAGGCAGCAGCCTTTCGAGACGCAGACCTGTGCGGAAACATAAATGTTAAAGTAGTTTTCTACCGCCGCAGGCGTGACAGTCGCCGTTGCACTGGTCAGCGGCTCTCCGTTGATGGCAAGTGCCGCCGAGATTGCCTCGACCGTGCCCCCGGTTGGAATGGCGATGTTGCCGCCATAGGAGACCCTAAACAGAGCGCGGTTTTGACTGGTGAGACCGCGCAGCGTGACAATGCCAGCACCCTCACGATGCACGATACAGGGCTTGCTATTGACTGCCGTTTCGGTCAGCGGAACATTCTGGCCAGCAGCGACCTCAACAATGTTAGCGTTTGTGTATTCTGCCATAAAATCATTCCTTTCAAAAAACAGCGGCGGAGCGATTGCCCCGCCGCGTTGGTTTCAGTATCGGCACGGGGCCGAACATCTCGGTAACGTCACCGATATGGTGACCGAGAAGCTATGCTATGCAGTTGTCAGCAGCCGCAGCCCTGATTGCAGCCGCAGCCGCCGTAACCGCTGCCCGCCCACGGGTTACAAGTAATGTAGGCAGGCGAAGGGCACGGACGCAGCTGCGAGATCAGATAGTTGTTCTGCGCGGCCTGAGATGCCGCCAGCTTCAGATTCTGATTCTCGGTCTGGAGGTCGGACAGCTTGCTTTGCGTCAGGAAGTCGAGGATGGCGCGGCTGTTCTGGTTGTTCGCGTCAATGATGTCGCGCGTAGCCGTGTTGACCGTGTTGCGGGTGTCGCACGCCTGCGTCGCCATGTCATAGCGCACCTGCGCGATAGCCGCGCGATTCTCGCAGCAGCAATTTGCGGCCTGCATCTGCATGGCGTTGAGCTGCTGCATAAGCGCCGCCTGCTGGTTGCTGCGGGAAAGCTCCGCCTGCGCAAAGCCGTTGGCCATCGCCATGTTGGTGCCGTTGACAAGCTGCGCCTGCTGGTAAAAACCGTCGCAAAGACCCTGATTTACACTGTCGATCTTGCGCTCGACATTAGCAAAATCAGAGGTCAGCACGTAGCCGTCGACCACGCCGCCGGAATTGCCAGCGTTGTTGCCCCAGCCGTTGCCGCCCCAGCCGCAGAACGCGAACAGGAACAGAACGATAAGCCACCACGCGCCGTCACCGCCAAACCCAAAGCCACCGCTATTGGTAGGCTGCACCGGCATGGTCAGCATGGGGGCGCCGCCATCGGAAAGAGACATAGTATCACTCCTTTTAATTAAAGTCAGTTTTATCTAAATCGTGGCCACGATAAAGAATTAAAGAAAACGCTATAAATATTTAATTATTGCATCAGACTTTGGAATTGCTTCGCCATCTGCTGTAGCTGGTTTAACTGCGCCTGCGAGAGTTTGCCGCTTTGCAAGAGCTTTTCGACCTCCGCTTTGGGGTCGCCATGAAAATTTGCCTTGAATTGCTGGAACTGCTGCATCATTTGCATGAAGCCGTTCCCTCCGCCGAGCGCACCGAAAAAGGGATTATTCATCGTCTTCGTCCTCCTCGACCTTGCGTTTCTTTTTGCCCTTTATTTCGCCCACAAGCGCCGCCAGCGCGTCAAACTCCTTGCGGGTGACAAATTCCACGCCCTTTTCCTGCGGCGCTGTACGGGGCGTTTCTGCGCGCTCTACAAGGTCGTAAATCTTGAGCGTCGGCCTGCCACTTGCATCTGCCTGCTTGAGATAGACGGTAGGCGCGGTACTGTCCCATAACGCAACCGCCGCGTTAGGCGCTATCATCCAATTCCGGGCCTCCTGCTCGCCGCTTACCCATTGCACCCCGCCCTGTGCGATTGGATTTTGCGGGGCCTGTGGCGTCTGCATCATAGGCATCTGCTGCTGCCGCATCTGCATGAGTGTGTCCGGCATTGGCTGCGGGTAATAAGGGTTTTGGTAGCCGTAAGGGGTAAAAGCCATAATTATTCCATCCTTTCCGTTGTCCAATAATATAAGGGCACTTCGCCGCCCGAATTCCAGGAATCAAAAATTACGCCATCCTGTACGCAGACAACATGCCCGGATAGAGCAAGGATATAAGTCCCTTTTGGGTGCTCCTCCGCAAACCGCGCCACCGTGTAGCAATCTGGGCATGTGTCCGGGATAATATGCCGCCGATATCCGATACTGCGCAAGTAGGCCCCCCAACAGGCGTTAGCGTTTGGTAAATCTCCGTCCAAGTAGCCCTGCATGCACAGCCGAAGGTAAACCTCGCCCCAATCCTTTCCCGTGGCCTTACAGATTGCACGGACAGTGCAATCGGACACGTTTTTCCCGCATGGATTTGGATTAAAATATTTATACATGATTGCAATCCCTATATAGGCTTTCAGCAATTTCCACATACGCTAAAAGCCCCCGGGGATCGTCTGCGTACAGAATGCAAATATCCTGCGCCATTTGCTCCGTGTAACCGCAGGCTATAAGCCGTTCGTACATTTTGCCACCTTCTTTCTGCTTTTATGATACAAAAAAACAGGCACCCGAAAGTGCCTGAAAAGTGTCAAAAAAAGCAAAAATCCCCCCGCCGGTTAAGGCAGGGGGATAAATAGTTCCTGTGCAATTTTATGATACGCTCTGCATCTGTGCCGCTTTACGGTCTCAACGGACATATTCCGCTCCATAGATACCTGTACGCAACTTTTGCGGCGCACATCGCATTCTATGACCACCATCGCTTCATTGTCAGGAAGCAAAAAAGAATCAACAAAAGCAACGGCTCGTTTCGGCGGCAGATTTGACAAAAAATCCCTTACGGCCTTGTGGTTGCTGTTCATACACAAAACAAATAGCCGTGGAGGTGCGGATGCTTATGCACGGGCGTGAGGCCGGCGTAGCGATGTCCTCTGCGCCCTCCAGGTGTTTACCGTTACCGGATATACCCATCAAACCCGGCATCCTTCAGACGCTCAGATGAGCAGCTCGTTCACTCTCTTCTGGACAGCAGCGTAGTCGTATCCAGCGGATTCGAGCTTGCAGCGACGCTCAGCACCGTTGCCCCATTTGCCGGCAATAACTTCCCGGGCAATCTCGTTAACTGACTTTTTCACAACACTACCAGTGGTGATGGTGCTGAGATCAACCCAGCCATACACGCCGCTAATGTACGCGCCTTTGTCATTAACAGCTCGGAGGTGGATCGGATGCTTGCCGCTGCTTTTTGCCGTCACTTTTGCCTTGGATGCCTTGACTTCAGTGCCGGATGTGGCATTTGCGCTCGTATAGTGCTTGCCGCCCTTGAAGTCCACAATCTCGCCGACATTCACGTCCAGCGTTGCGGGCTTGCCCGGCTGCTCCGTCTCTTCCTTGCTGTTCAGCAGCTCATTCACGCGATCCTGTACGGCGCCGTAGTCATAGCCTGCTGCCTCCAGGCGCTGGCGGCGGTCGGAGCCATTGCCCCACTCACCGCGGATTACCTCCCGGGCAACCTCGTCCACGGACTTGGCAGGAGCGGGCTGCTCCGGGGCCTTGAAGGTCACGCCGAAGTAGTTGCAGATCCCCCGGGCAATGGCCTCGCCGATGTCAACCGTATGCTCCACGATCCACTTAGCGGTGGTGGCGTTGTCGTGGAACTCGCACTCGATATAGGCCGTGGGGGCGCTGGGCACCCGCACCTCATACAGGGAGGCATCCACCCGGATATTCTCGCTGGTGCCGGGGGTCACCGGGGCCAGCCGATTAAAAATAGCCTTGCAGGCCTTCATGCCCTCGCCGCTGCTGTTAAAGCAGAACATGCGGGTGCCGCTGACCGTGCCGTTAAAGGCATTTGTGTGGATGGGCACATGGAGGTCTGCGCCGAAGGCGTTGGATTCCTTGCACTTGTCCTGCATGGATTCGTCATGCATCAGCTTCACGGTCACGCCGCTGCGCTCCAAGGCCGCCTTGCAAGCCTCGGCGATCTTTCCGCACTGCACACCCTCCGTGGTATTGCCGTAGGCGTAGCGGTTATCGTACTGATTGCTGGGGGACAGAAATACCTTAGCCATTGCTTTTGCCCTCCTTATTGTAAGTGGCCGTGGAGATGCACAGCACAGCGCCCAGGAAGGTGTCCACGGCGGTGATGGTGGTCACAACCTGGTCGGAGTAGGGCCAGGCCCACACGGCGGACAGGGCCGCGTACAGCGTGGCAATGGCCGGCAGGACGATGATGACCACCCACTTGAGAATGTCATACAGCTTGTCAGGGATTTTCATGGTTTGCTCCTTTCTGTGCCCGATTCGGGCACCACAAAAATTAATGATTGTTTTCCAGGTCCGCGATGCGGTGGTTGGCGACCTTGATCTGCTCCTCCAGCACCGGGACGCGCCGGGCAAAATTGTTGTGTTCCCGCACCTCCCGAGTCAGCTCCTCCAGTTTAGTGTCGGTGACGGCCTGATGCGTATCCAGCTTGGCCTGCACATCCCGGGTGGTCTTGTTGCTGGTGATGATTACCCCCAGCAGCGACAAGCCGCCGGTAATCAGGGCCACAATGATAGTTTCCGTCATGTTCATTCCTTTCCTGCCGCCAGCAGAGCGGCAAACATAAACCCCAAGCACGATGATGCGGGGATAATCAATAACAGCCACAAGGGATTCATAGCACACCTCCTCATTTCCATGTGCCGGTGATCCTGTGCCAGAACGTACCGGCCCCGCCGTTTTGATTGCTGAAATAGATCGCCTTGAAATTCGCCGAGTCAGCGCTGCCGGATGCAAAGGACACGCCGGTGCCCCACACGCAGTTGCACTGCACGTCCTGTATGGTCTTGAGCAGATTCGGTGGCAGTGCTACCGTGTACGCCCTGTAGTACCAGCCGTTTATCTGCCCGGTCGTGCCCAAGTTGCTGGAGGTCGTCTGCCGCCACAGCTCCAGCTTCCCGCTGTTCCACTTCTCGTAGTGCCAGGAGCTGGATGTGCCGCGCTCCACCACATAATCCTTCTGTGCCGGGATGCCCATATCCGAAAACAGCTCCGACAGCTTCCGTTTATACAGCCAGCCGTTGGCATCAAATACGCATACATAGGGCGGCGCTTTCCCCAAGTCCGTGGCCGCCGTGGCCTGCAGCCATGTGCCGGTGATATATTTCCCGGTAAGATTCTCGGGCAGTGTCACGTTGCCATTGGTGTCGATCTTGAGGGAACTGTCCCAGGTCAGGCCAAGGGCTAACTTATTGCTGTCCTGCAGCGCCTGCAAATGCCACTGGTTGGTGCCGTCATTCAGGCCATACCAGGGGTTGCTGCTAACTTCTTGATTTACGGGTTTCTCGAAGTGGCTGTACAAGCCCACCTGGAAGGTGTTCTCCTTGTCGCACTCACGACCCACGCCAACAGACTTTTTGGACTTGGCTAAATCCATCAGGATAAACGCCGCAGGCAGGTCTCGGATAGTTGACTCGACACTCTCGAATCTGTCCGTTGCCACTACGCGGACAGCGTACCTGGTATTGGTGTCGGCGGCAAATACCACATACACATTGGCCGGATTATACTCGCCATTTGCCACACTTCCGGCATCCGTCCATCTCTCCGCACCGTGTGCCCGATACTGCACCTTATAGGCTGCTGTATTGCCGGATAGCTGGGTAATGGCGGCGCTAAAGGTCACCTTGCCGTAAGCACCGGCACGATTGGCCGAGCCGTTTTGGTTGCATCGGGCGGCAGAAATAGTCGATATAGTAGGCTTGCTATACGGGAGGACAGTGACGGTCTGCTTTTTGGTGGTGGTGCGCCCTCGGCTATCCGTAACAGAGCAGACAACGTCTACATTTCCGGAGGATGGTAGATAATCCGTTGTCCCGCTGGATGTGGTAGCGGCGTAAAAATTGCCAACCTTGATGCTGTAAGACTTGATGGTGCTGCCATGCGATCCGGCAGCGGTCAGCTCCACCTTGATCTTGCTACGCAACTGCACATAGCCGCCATATGTCGTGCTGACCTTGGTGGGATCGCTAAGCGCCACAGACAAGGTGGGTGCGACACTTGTCGGTATGGATAGCTCTACGACACACTCCGAGCGGCCTACATAGGTGCTGCCATTGTAGGTCTTTGTGATAAGCGTCACCGTAAGCTTTGTGCTGTTGGGGGCATTGGTGGCCAGACTAACAGGCGGCTTCCAGTTATAGGTGAGCTTGCCGTCATATGCCGTGATCTGCTCCTCGCTTTTGCTGCCGACCTTGTAATATAGCTTATCAGTAAAACTCGGGCTCTTGCGGTCAATCTTGACTTCAAGGGCCGAGCCAAGGGTGCCGGTGGTTTTGGGTGCCGACACTATCGATGCTCGGGGGATAGTGTCAAGTGTCAGCGTCTTTGTCTGCTCGATTACGCCCGCGCTGATCTCCGTATTCATCCACGTATCCACCTTGACGCTGCCGGTGCCGTCCGGATTGTGGTTGACGGTGATGGTAGTGTCCAGGATGGTCTTGGTAGTATTTTGCGGCAGCGTAAACGCCACCGTGTGCTCCGTCCTCGTCCCGCCGTTAAGTGTAATGTAGTAATACGCCTTATCACCGGGGGCATCGTTATAGCTGGAGCCGGTCTGCTGTGATGTCCACTTAATGCGCACCTTGGAGGTGTTATTGGCTATGGACTGGCCAACCTGCTCCAGCGTCAGTGTTTGGAATACGCTCATACTGTCTCCCCCTTAATAGATGGTTACATCGCCAACGTCATCGTGCCGGAAAATCACATTGCCGATTACAAGCACATCCGTTGTAATGCGCTTTGTTACTGCGCCGTCCGCTGTGATCTGCAATTCCGGTGTGTTGTTACGGACAAATTGCAGCACGTCATTATCCAGACGCAGCAGGATTTCGTTGCCAGTTTCTCCGATAATCAAACCGCTGTCCGTAAACCGGAAGGCTTTGGTAATGGATTCGTACTTGGCCTGCAAATCGCCGTCCACGTTGTCAATACGTTCGGTGACTTTGGTGATGTCAATGCCGAGCTGATCGGTCAACACAGACAGTTTGGTGCTAACTTCCTCCTTGTAGCTCCCAAAATCCCCGGTTTCCACATAGTTTTCCAGTGCCGACAGGATGATGGAGTTGACGTTCTGCTGCAGGTCGGTAATCTGCTGTCTGGTAGTCTGCACCACCTGATCGATTTGGGGCTTGGCGCTGTCGGCCATTGCCTTGCTGATGCAGTATGCTCCGGTGTAGGCCGTTTGCCCGTTGGAATAGGTGATCTTGGTGCGCCCCCAAAGGTAGGTGCCGTCCGTGATCTCCGGGGCATCTGCTTGCCATGTGCCGCCGGAAAGCTCTGTCTCAGAGGTGGAGAGGTAATATTCCACATCCGTGTGCGTTACGGACACACCGTCATCGCCCTTGGTTCCAGGCTTGCCGTCCGCTCCTACAATGCGCAAGGGAGTTCCCCATGTACCGCTGCTGGCGGACGCTGCTACCTTCTGTGAGAGCCATACCACAGCATCGGTCAAGTTTGTGTGCCAGCCATTTTTTGTACCATCCCCTGTGGGGGCAGCTGGGGCAGCCGTGCCGTCGTGGTAGGTGATAAACACCGACGCACCGGCAGGGCCGGGAGGCCCGGGGGTAAGTTCTATGTTTTCGATCCGTTGCGTAAGGTCTCTTTTTGTGCTGTCGATGCTCGCCTCCGTTTTGCGGCCGGCATCGATTTGTGATCCGGTGAATGTGCGCCGGGTAGCGCCCAGCGAGATTTGCGTGTTGCCGGGGTCAAGAATATCCGGGGCCAGCTCCATCAGCGGATAGGACGCGCTGTAGCCGTGGGGGGTACTGACCAAGGCGGTCATTCTGCCCACCCGGAAATGCTGGATGCCCTCTTGCCAGCCCAAATCCACCGCCTTGCAGGTGATGGTTTCCGGCATAGACAGGCCGTTGTCAGCCAGCGCCGCTTTGGCCTTGGTTTGCAGATTTGCGGCCACGGTCACATCGTCCCACTTGATATGCCGGGTAATGCGCCCATATGTGGCCACGCCGGACTTGCTGTAGATGATTTTCCCTGACTTCACAAGGTCATCCGTCAAGTCACCGTCCGGCAGATTTCCGATAGTCAGGCCATCCTTGCCTTCCGGCAGGATAGCAGTGTAGATAGACGTGCCGTCAACCTCACTGGATAGGTCAAGCAGGTTTTCTGCAAATTTCACCGTCTGCGTATTTGTCAGTGGAAGCTCCGCATAATAGTCCAAATAATTGCCGTCATTCTCGTATCGGATCAGCAGATTCCCGCCCAGGGAAGATTTGGCCAGCTTATCGGAAATAGTGGTCATCGCCGTGGCGTACTCCTCGGAGCTGCGGGTAATATAATTGTTCGGGTCGGACACGGTGACCACGCCGGGCTTGATCTGCTGCTCCGTGGACACTTGGCTGTTATGCTGCGCCAAAATCCAGCGGAAAAAGAAATCAACCACATTCCCGCTTGCGGCGGCGGCCTTATAGGAAGCGTCCTCCGCAAAGTCCTCCGGGAAGTTGAACGGCGGTATGATGCTGTCATTCAGCGCCGCCATAATGCCCTCTGTTTCGATTTTGTGCGCCCCGTAGAAGTCTTTTATATCGCTGGTTATTCTTCCCCTATATATAGGGAAAGTGCCATCCAGCAGCTCCACAAGGCCGCTCATGCGGCGCAGATTGCTTAAATAGGGATGTCCTGCGTCCACCGTAAAGGACATTTCCCCGGCCTTGCTGACCGCCAGCTTCACAGAGGGGTCACGGACGATTAGGTTTTCATCCGCAAGGCGTGGGTCATACAGGATATAGTTTTTGTATTTGAGTTGATACATTACAGGCTCGCCTCCTGGTATGTCACAGTGATGCTACCTGTGCCGCTTGCGACTTTTGCTTTCAGGGTGTTGCTTCCAGCCGCAAGACGGATAGCGGGCAGAATATGATCTCCCGCGCTGATGTTGATTGTGCTGCTGCCCCAAAGCAAGGTAGTGTCTTGGGCTACCGTGATGGTGGGAATCACTGGGCGGCTTTCATTCGGGAGCGAAAGTTGCTTATATGCCGTACCCAAATCAGAGCGGGAAACCGTGGTTTTTTCGTTCTTGTATTTCCACGGGTCGCAGTTGACCGTGACCGGGATAGTCTGCATCATTTTGACAAGCTCCACTTGCCCAACAGAACACCGCCCACTGTAAAAATGGGCGGTGTCCTCTGGGAATGTTATTTTAACGCGCTTGCCGTGGACTTTGTTGCAGAAATCAGAAATCGTAGAAGGCCATGTCTTGCCGCTCACCGTGTCCACGCCGGTAAGCTTCAGTGTAATAGTACGGTTCTTATAGGTGACTTCTCCGGTCAGCACTTCAGACGCATCCAGCAGACCGTCCCGGCCCGGAACATCGATCATGTTCGTGCGGACTTCCGGAAGGGAAATGGACTTACTTGCAAGCAGCAGGCCATATTCTGCGTAGGTATCTTTCCCGTCAAAAAATACTTTTCCAATCATACGGCCCTTGCCCTCCTCGCGTTGATTTTGGCCAGTTCTTCATCCATGCCTGGGGCAAGCAAACCGACAACCTGGCCACTGTCCATGATGACTTTCATATTTGCCAACATAGGCAAATACTGTTCCAGCAGCATTACAATTCTGCCAGAATCGCTGCCACCGCTTGTGCTTTCTGCTCCGTAAGAGCCACTTGTATAGTTTCTGCTGATGTTTGCATCTGCCGTAATGGTGCCAGCGTCAAAGCTCATGTTGCCTTCGATGTCCTTTTTCACCGATGAAAATTCATCGCTAAACCCTTCGCCCAAGCCTTCAGCCATAAAGCCGCCGATGCCGGCAAAGACCTTGGAAGGGGATGCAATACCCAGAATCTTCTTAACGCCGCCAACAAGCGCGTCCACTTTATCGTTAAACCAGTTCTTGATGTTGTCCCACATCCCGGCGATACCGTCTTTCAAGCCTTGGACAATGTTTCTGCCGATGCCGCCCCAATCATAATTTCGGAATGTGTCAACAATGGCCGCGATAATGCGCGGGACGGCCGCAATCAGTTCCGGGATTGCTCCGACAATGCCGGTAATCAGCGATACAATGATTTGCGGCGCCGCAAGAATGATTTTGTCAAGGTTGTTTACAATGCCGTTGATGAACGCAATAATCAGCGTAGGGATTGCCGCCACCAATTCCGGTATGCACTGGATAATTCCGTCTATCAGCGCAAACAGGAGATCGATTCCCATTTGGATAATGTTCGGCAACTCTACAATGATTGCTGCAAGCAAGTTGCCAATAATCAGAGGTACTGCCGCAATAAGCTGCGGGATCGCGTCAATCATCCCGTTTGCAAGCGTCATAATCAGCAGGATTGCCGTCTCGACAATTTGTGTTAAAAATTCAGGGTCTGTTATCTGCTGTATAACTGTCAGGGTTACTTGGATTAGAGCATCAATCAATGCCGGGAGATTGTCAATCAGCCCATTTGCAAGTTGCAGCACGATTTCAATAGAGGCAGCATTCAACGCCGGAAGATTTTGGATAATTGCATTTACAAGCGCCATAACAACATCTGCGCCTACCTGCACGATTTTAGGCAAGTACTCAAGGATTTTATTAAGCCCATCGCCCACAACGTTGCCCATTTCGTCCATCAATCCAGAAAGACCGCCGGTGCTAAATGCATCCGTCAGTTGAGATACATACCCCGTAAGCGTCTCGATGGCCTTTTGCGCTGGGCCGGAAAAAGTCTCATAAAGAGTGATGCCAAATCCTTCTGTGGCAGATTTTAGAATAGTAATTGCGCCGTTCAGGTTGTTATTCATCGTGTCCGCCATGCTTTGCGCAGTACCGTCCGCATTGGCGATGGCGGATGTTAATTTCTCAAAATCGGAATCGGACGCATTGACGATAGCCAGCATGCCGGACATTGCTTCCTGACCGGCAATGGCCGCTGCCACGTTAGCTTTCTCTGCTTCGCTCAATCCGGCCATTTTATCGCGCAGGATCTGCATGGTCTCGCTAAATGGCTTCATGGTTCCATCAGCGTTTTGGATAGCCTCCGACGCATCCATTCCGAGCGATTCAAACGCATTTGCAACTTCTTTCGTGGGCTTGGCAAGCCGGCTGAGCATTGCGCGCATTGATGTGCCAGCTTGTTCCGCCTTGATTCCGCTGTTGGCCATCAAACCAAGGGCAACAGATACGTCCTCAATGCTATACCCCAAAGCGCCGGCAACAGGAGCAACGTATTTGAAGGAGCCGCCCAGCATGGATACGTTCGTATTTGCGCTATTTGACGCAGCGGCGAGCACATCAGCAAAATGCGCAGAATCAGAGGCTTGCAGTCCGAATGCCGTCAGTGCATCCGTTACAATGTCCGACGTTAACGCAAGATCTTCGCCAGACGCGGCAGCAAGATTCATAATTCCATCAATACCGTTTAGCATTTCCTCGGTTTTCCATCCTGCCATAGCCATGTAGGTAAAGGCATCAGCCGATTCGGATGCGGAGAACTTGGTTTTTGCCCCCATTTCCTTTGCTTTATCTCGCAGAGCGTCTAAACTTTCTCCGGTTGCCCCAGAAATTGCCGCGACATTGGCCATAGACGAATCAAAATTACTACCGACATCAATGGCATATTTCCCGACCGCTGTAGCTGCTACGGATGCGGCTGCTATTGCTTTGGCTCCAAATTCAGCAACTTTTTTCGCAGCATTTGTAAACTTTCCACCAAGCCGATTTGCGTTTTCGCCGATTTCCTCGATTTGGTTGTTTACATCGCCAGAATCTACGGAAATTTTTACAAACAAATCAAGTAGATTCATGTGTTCACCTCGCTCTCTTTGTAAATTCTGAAAATTATTCGTGACATTCCATTGATAGTATGGTATGATATCGGCAAGGAGGGATTATTTATGATAAGTTTTAACAAAGATTCTGCTTGGGACTTAAAGCCGATTCCCGTTTCCGATGTGCGTGGTGAAGTGAATGGCTTGTTGATTGACGGGGAAGAAATCGCTGCCGCATTTAAGACCGTACGCGACCAGCTGATTTTTACTAACAAGCGAGTCATATCGGTTGATGTACAGGGGATTACAGGAAAGCGCAAGTCCTTCAGCTCTATGCCCTATTCGAAAGTGCAGTTTTTCTCCGTGCAAGCCCCAGGCTTTGCCGAAATCATCCCGGATAGCGAACTTGTTCTGACATTCTCCAATGGTTATGTCGCAACGTTTGAGTTTAAGGGAGGCACAGACATCGGGAAAATCGGAAGAATGATTTCTGATTATGTCCTCAAGTAACGCATATTCGCCCGCCGCCCCTTTACGGGGCGGCTTTTTTAACTTGTAACCCGCAACGATTGACAATATCGCTGGTGATTTCTTCACATGAGCGATTGTCTTTTTTGCTCACATCTATAATTTCAATATATCGCTTATCGATTGAAACGCCCCCGCATCGCTCGCATATTGCTTTAAGCAGGTCAGCAGAATAAATTCGATATGCTTTTTCTTCTGCATCCTGCTTATACCGCGCTACACAGTATGACAGGAATGGCTTTACTCTTTGGCTTCCCCGGTATTCTCCTGCACAGAGCCGGACGGCGTTTTTGCCGTCTCGGTCTGCGCAGATGTAAAAAGGTCCGTAAATGCCTCGTCTGTCATAAGCTCAGTAACATCAACCAGCAACTTGGCAAGCGTCAGCCCAGCGGCATATTTTTTTGCAGGCACGCCTTCCACAGCCGCCAAAATTGCGATCAGATCTTTCTTGTGTCCACGCAAAAGCAGCGGAGCAGATTTCTTAACCCTTGCCAATACAAAGTCCTTTGCATTTACGCCATCCGGGAGCTTTTGACGCTGAAACAACGCTGCGGCTTCTTTGTCCTCGGCTATGTTGGCAATAGGATCGATAATGTCTGCGATAACATCAAACACTCGCTCCCCTTTAATTTTTGACAGTTTCATGGTGTTACGCCTCCGCCGTACCGGCCTTGATGTAGATCTCAAATGGCACAATGTCCTGTGCGCTCATGGAGTAGTGGGCCGTATACTCAAACGCGAACTGCCCTTTCGCCTTGTCGCTGGTCTTCAGCTGGAAGCCGCCGGTGGACAGTGCGTTCATCAGGTGGATGGCGATGAAGCCGCCATTTTTATCGCCGTTCTTGTCGGAGTAGTCGCCCACCAGCCAGATGTCGGCAAAGTCAGCGTCCGACAGATCGTTCCGAGGCGTGACCTTCCCATCGCTGGTACCCACATCGGCAGCACCGCAAAGGCTCTTTGCAATCTTGGTGTCTGCGTTAATGAACGTACCCGCAATCTTCGCCTCCCAGGAATCCACCCGTTTCAGTTCCTTCATGTTCTTGGGGCAGTTGTCGATGTCCTCTCCATAGTCCTTATAGGTGGGCGTTGCGGTAAAGCTAATGCCGCCGGTCGTCGCGCCAATCTGCCCCGATTCCCCGATGGTGCCGGTGGCCGGGGTAAAATCGGTAGTCAGAATACCGGCGTTTATCTGGAGCTTCTGAAATGCATCAGAGGGAATTTTTGTGAATTTCATATTTTCTTCCTTTCATCAGTTTTGCGATAGGTATTCCACCGTGATGTTGAGATACCTTCGCTTGATGTTTTTATCGCTTTCGTCCGCGATGTTCTGACACCACGGGGAGCCACGCTTGATCCACATTGCTCCGCCGTCATAGGCGACCATACAGCCGCCCATGCCGATTGCGTCGCTGATTTCTTGTGCCTTTGCGTTGGGCTTCGCTTCGCTCTCGGTGTAATACCAGAGGTTGACCGTCAGCGCGGTCTCGCCGCTCTCCCATGATCCTGTGATAAGCTCATAGGTCAGCCACGGGAAGGTCGCGTCCTCCGGCACATTCGAGGTCGGATACGACGGGAGGAATTGGGAAAACCACGCATGGAGCGCCTTGTCCTTTGTCATTTCGGCAGCTCCTTTCGCTCCGCAGTGAAGAATTTTAGCGCCTTAATGATTGCGCCCGCAGACCTCGGCGCGGCCTTTTCCTCGGGATTTGAGGTCACGCGATAGGTAATCCCCGTTTCCGTATCGCGGAAATAATCGTTGTACTCGATGGGAACGCTCTGATTGACCAGTGCGGAATATACCGAGGTAACGCCGTCCTTTTCCGCTTTTCGCGCCTCCATCGATGTGTCAAGAGACTGGTAATTGAGGAACTCCGCGCCCTCTTCCCACGCAGTGATGTAGCCGCCCGCGCCGTCAGGCGTGCGCTTTTTCTCCATCAGAATGCACTTGTGGGCAAAATCGTCCAGTAAAGTCACGGTTCCACCCCCTTTAGCTTGCGCCAGTCATTTAATCGGCCTTTAAAAGTGCCCTGCCAGCCCGTCCCAGCGCTCGTGTCGGCATTTCCGCCGCTCGCCTTGGTGTAACTGTACCCGCCGAAGCTTTCGCTCGTGTACGGGCTTAAAACGGCTTCACCGTTCTTTTCTTCCCACGCGGCGATATCTTCGGCAAGGGAAACAACAGCCTTTGGCACCGCCAGCACCCACACCATCCCGGTAAAGGTTTCATCCGTCAGGTCAGCTGCCGGATACTGGTGCAGGCCATCGTTGAACACGGAGCCACAGATGCGGAAATATTGATTGGTTTGGAGAAAAGGCAGCGCAATGCTGCCATTCTCCACGGTGAACGTGCCCTCGTGAATCTCCACAAGGAACCAGTTGTTTAAGTGCCGTAGAACATTTTCAAGCATTGCGCTGCCTCCTTTAGCTACCTGCAACAATTTTATAGATTTCGGCCTTTTTCATTGAGCCGCTAACCCCAGCAATGCCGTTTTCCTCCGCATACGCAAGCAATTCCGCCTTTGTTAAGTTGCTAAGGTCTGCGTCACTGCTGGGCGCCGTTGCCATTAGCGGCTCAATCAGCCCCCCACGGTGACGGGTGTTACGGTCACAACGGCGATACCGTCCAGATACTCAGCCCACAGGGCCATACCCATCAGCGCGTAGCTCTCGCCTACGGCGGTGCTGTAGTTGCCCTGGGCGTGGAAACCAATCAGGTTAGTCTCGCCCTGAACGGTGTAGTTCAGGCCCAGGCGGGCAAACTCGCTATCGCTGGGATCCACATAGTACAGGTCAATGTTTTCCACGGGGGTAGCAATAACCTTATTCCGGGCGATCTGCGCCGCAGGCAGCAGGAACAGGGTGGAATAGCCCATGAAATCTTTGATGTAGTTGATGCCGAACTGGGTCTGTACGGTGATGTTTGCAGTACCCAGATAGTCATAGGCATCCAGAATGTTGGCAAAACCTACCACCTGGGTGACATCCTTCTGGATAGTGGCAAACTTGTTCAGAACCTCGCCCTGAGCCTTGGCAAGCGCATCCTGCCAGGTGGTGGCGGTCTTGGTCAGGCTGCCGGTGTTCAAGAAGGTGTAGAACTTACCCATAACAACATTCTGGAGCTTTGTCAGGAATGCGTCATCGGACTTTTCTACGGCGATTTCCGCGCCGTACTTGTTCACATCTTCGATGGGTACGGCTTTCGCGTACTTCTCAATCGTCAGGTCAGACTTTGCCGCCTGCACGATGGTGGTCTTGCTGTAGGGGATGACCTCGCCGGGGTCAACAGAGCCGCTCTCCAGGTCAATACTGGCGGTGTAAGACACCAGAGACGTACCGGGGGTCTTTCGGATAGGGCGTGTGATGCCCAGAATATTTCTCAGCGCCTCCCAGTTGTCATCAAACCGGGTAACAAAGTCGACCTCGCGCGCGGTCACGCTGGTATAGACATTGGGCAGAGAATCACGGGGCTGGGTCAGAGTTTCAACTTTAGTTGCTGCCATGTTAAAGGCTCCTTTCAGTTCATCAAATCAGGATTTTCGGCAAGTGCTTTCTGCCGTTCGGCAGTAGACATTACATAGCGGCCCTTATCGTCCTTTTTGTAGATGTCTGCCTTGGTCAGATTCGCGCTGCCGGTGTTCGCCGGGGGATTGGCAGGATTCGCACCGTGCGTCTGCGTGGTGGAGACAAGCCCCTTGTAGGTGCCGTTTACGAGTGCATCAAGGCTCTTGGTGTCCTTGATTTTCTCGCCGTCCATCTCCAATGCGGCCATTTCCTCGCCGCAGCCGCGCATAGCAAGGTCGAGATTCGCGCCGGTGATGTTTTTGCTCTCAAAGTAAGCCCGGACGGCCTTTTCCTTTGCCGCCTTGCTTTCCTTTGCCGCGACATTGGCCTTGAAGTCCTCAAAAGCCTTGTGCTCTTTCTCGTACTTCTCCTGATAGCCGTTGTCACCTGCCGCCTTGAGATCGTCCAACTGCTTCTGGACGCTGGGCAACTTCTCCGCGTCCGCCTTATACTTGCTGACATCAGCTTTCAAGCCGTCCACGGTGTCGGTATGCGCCTCGATAATGGTATCAACCTGCTCATCGGTGAGCCCCATACCCTTCAAAAGTTTTCGTGTAAGTGCCATGACACTATCTCCTTTTCTTCGGTTCCGTTCCTTCGGAAACGATAGTTTTATAAAAACCGCTGTCCCTTGCGGTAATTAACAAAAAGAGCCAACTGCCTACAATTTGTAAGCAGTTAGCTCCTATTTCAGTTCGTCCTCCAATATCTTCCGGTATTGGATGGCATGGTCGGCGGCAGCAGGTTTCAAAAACGGCTGTGCCTTGTTGCCACGCGTGTAATGCCAATTTCCCTTTGCGTCCTGATACACCCACGGTGTAGGCCGTCCGCCGCCGCCCTCGGCGTAAATGCCGGTGCCAAGCTCAACATAAGCGGCATACTCATTGTTCGTTCCGATGATTGCCGCTGGTTCCTGCTCATCTACCACATGGGTGATGCTGTTCCGCAGATTGCCGGTGTCCACGGGGCACAGCTTTTTCGCATATCCCTCTGCCACCAGACCAATCTTTTCCAGCCCCCGCAGAAGCGCCGCATGGATGGCGCCAGAAACCTCTTTGCTGTTGTCGGTGATTTCAACGTTCATCAAAAAATCCCTCTTGACTTTTTTTCGGGAATTGCATATACTGACAGTGAGGAAACTCATGTTTCCGTTTTTTCGAGCCGAACCTCTTCCCGTTACTGGAGGGGGGGCGGCTCATTTTTTATACCTTCGTGCGAACAGGAGAGAACCGTTCTCATCCAATGCAATCACATCAAAACCGAACCCATTGCTAACCACGCTGCGAACTGCTCTATCATCTACAATGCGTATAAGCTCATCTGTATTGATGGATCCTGTGCACTGTAACACAACCCCTCCAGGAGTTTTTGCAATCTGCTTTGTGGCTTTTCGAATCGCCATATCTGCCGCTTTCGCTGTTGATATACTTTTCAATTCCCACTGTTTACCTCGCCACAGGTAGTCTGGCGTTTTTATCCCCTGCGCATTCGCTTCTTTCAACAGCACGAACTTCCCGCCGAATTGATCTCTGAGTTGGTTTGCAACTTCGATTTCGGTCTTGTGCCCTTTTATGCGGTATCCGTTCTCGTATCGCACCTTACCCATGCGGGGCTTGGCGGAATCTATATATTTCTTCGTAACATCCTTTGCAGATTTTTCGCTCCCCATGTGATATGGGGATAACTGTTTGCCGCTGTATCCCTGCTTCGATGCTTCCCACTGCGCATATGTCATGTCAGATATAAGCCCGTCGCGTGTCCTACGCAGCCCGTCTGATGTATCTACCCCATCCACATCAGCAACCAGCGTGCAGCGGCAGTTATACACAAGATAACCGGGTGCAGACGCATCGCCGGGGTACATAATCTCGTACCCATCGATTTTAAACGGCTTGTCGATTTCGGCCCGCTGACCGTCCAGCATTGCATGGGCGTGCCGAGTTCGTCCGTCCAGCGTCGCCACCCACTCCCGCTTGAGCTTGATGCCCATCTTTTCCGCCGCCGCGTAGCTGTCCATGCGCCCCGCGTTCTGTGCACCTGTCACGGCAGTTCTGGCGGTACGGATAGCGCTGTCGCGGCTCATGGTGGTAATGCGCTTTTGCAGGTCGTCCGCCATGTGCTTGATGCTCTTTCCCTGCAAGATGGAGCTGGTGACACTGGCCGTAATTTGCTTCTTGCCGTATGCGAGATCAATCCCGCGTTTCAGCGCTCTGCCCTTTGGATAGTACGGCATCAACTCCGGTTGCTCCGCGATCAGGCGTTTAACCGTCTGCTCGTCCCACAGGTCAAAGCCGACGTTGCCCACGACCTGCTCGATGGTGTACGCCGAATAGTTGCGGTTGAGGGAGTAGATACCGGGCGTAGCATCGTTGGTGTAGGACACCGCCACAGCGTTTGCATCGGTCATGCGGTGCGCCACCTTGTCCCGCATAGCTTGATAGCGTTCTCCGCGCCCGATCTGGTTCAGCCGCCATTGCTTGTAGTCGGCTTCCGTCCATTCCTTACCGTTCTGCACGGTGCCGATCAGCGCCTTCATTTCCTCGTCGCGCTTTTTGAATTGCTCAAAGTAAGCGTCAATGGTCGCTTGCAGTTCTTTTCCCGCCTCGCGGTATAGTTTTGCAATACGACGTTCCAGCTTTGCGAGCTCCGCGTCTGTCAGCTTGTGCCCGAGGTCACTGTTCGCCATCGCCGTTCACCTCCGGCGCGCCCGGTTCCGCAAAGCTGCGGTCAATCTCTTCTGCAGCCTTCCGCTTTGCCATGTCCTCGTACTGGTCAATGTCGCCGTTAATGGTCAGCAGCTTCTTTGTGATGTACTCGTCATCGTAATACGCCGCGCCCAGAAGAATGTTCTGCGTCTCCTCGCTCTTGTTGATAATCTGATTGCGCGTGTAGCTCGGCTGATCCTCAATGCCTGCCAAACGAAGAATTTCAACGATAAACCGCGTGACCTCGGATTCAAACTTATCTGTTTTCAAATCCAGCGGCGCATAGCTGGCCTTGATTGCCGTTGCCGTTTGGTTCCCGGCAGATACCGCCGCAGCGTCGAAACACTGAAAATCTTCATACAGTTTCCGTTTCAGCATATCTATCGTCGTATTTGTCCCTTCGTACGGCGCTTCAATTGCCTGCGGTGTTGCCTTCGCACCGTCGTCGCCGTCTGCGTGGGCCACATGTAGCGTTTTGAGCCGCTCCACAAATTTCGCGTCATCAAGGTCGTCCATGCCATTGCAGTTTGACAGCACCCAATAGATCAGGTTGCCCTCATCCACATTGTTGACCATGTTCGAGGACGCAAGATCGAGCGCGTCAATGGTGTTGCGCTTGCCGACAATTTCGGAGAGGCACCGCTTGTTGTTTTTCAGCGGCACAATGGGGAAACTCGGATAGTTCCCGCCGTCATAGATTTCGGTTTCGCCAACTTCGGCCTTGCGGATAACGAGCTTGTAGCTGCGCTTTTCCTGCAATACGCTCATATCTTTGTTTTTCGGCTGGAAGTATTCGGTAAAGCCGTCGATCTCGTACAGCGTCGCTCTCAGCGGCTTATCCTGCGCCACCTGCCAGAACCGGATACCGGCCTTCATCGCGCCGTCCTCTTCATCATAGAGGGGAACGAACTCAAGCAGGGAGAACACCCGCAAATGCGTCAGATCCCAAAAGCCGAAGGACACGCCCGCGATTTTCGCTTCACGCGCCGCATCCATGACTTCCTGGTCGAAGTCCGGGCATAGCTTGTTCGGTGTTTCCTTCTCCGCAAAGGTTACGCCGTTACCCAGCAGATACGAAACCTCCTGATCCACCGCCAGGCCAAAAAACCGGCTGGCCAGCTTGTGGTTCGCCGTCCACATATCCGTGTGGGCGCGACCCTGCATATCGTAGATGATCTTTTCATAGCGGTTGATAGTCGGATTCAGGCCGTTATAGTATTCCTCCGCATCCGCCGCCGTCTTGTATGCGTGGGATTCGCGGTGCTCGTTGATTGCGCTTCGGATAAACTCCATCCGCGCCCATTCATCCTCACCCACCGCCACAAGGTCATTATATGTCTTCATCTCCGCTCACTCCTATCTGCTCCAAATGGGGACATAATCGCGCTTATACGCCTTATTTTTCAAAATCGTATAGGCAAAATAGCGCGTTTCGTCCATTGCGTGGTCGTTTTCCTTGATTGGCCTGTCGTCGGCGGATTTTTCGTCCCACCGATACAGCCCAAACTCGCGGATGCAGTCTTTGCAGTCACGATGCACCTTGAGAATGCCGTCTTGCAAAAACCGCGCCGTAGTCATAATCCCGTTTGTCACATCGTTGTTGGCCTTGCGGACCATATAACCGCGCCGCCGCAAGACCTCGATAAACGAAGCGGCAGACGGGTCAACGATAATACTTTTGACGTCCGCCTCGCCGATGAGCTTTTTAATTTCGTCGGCGTATTCCTCGTCCGTCTTGTTCTTCTGGTTCTCGCGCCCGGAATAGTAATACTCGCGGATGCGTGTGGCCGTCTTGCCGTCCCAGCGCCACAGCCCTGCGGAAAATGGGTTAAGCGTTCCGTAGTCGCAGGAAACATAGTATTCTCCCTTTTCCGGAAGCTCGTCCACAATGCAGCTATCGTCAAACATGGGGTAGATCAGGCCCTCGGCCACCACCCACAATCCGCGAATGTATCGGTCGTAGAACACGCCGCTATACATGGCCTTTGTCCTCTCGATCATCTGCGGTGTAAGAATTGGGTTATCTTCCAGTAGGAAGTGAATGTGCTGCGTATTCTCCCGTTCGTTTTCAATCCACTCTTTGTAAAACCAATGTTGCGGTGATTCGGGGTTGCAGTTAAAAAAATACTTCGGATGCTCAAATGAAATCGCACGGGAAAGCGCTTGCTCCACAAACGAACGCGGCATAAGTGCCACTTCATCGAATAGGACCCCGGCAAGCGTGATGCCTTGTATGAGCATATACGAGCTTTCATCTTTGCCGCCGAATAGGTAAAACCAATTTGTTCTATCCCCACACCGAACGGTTAAAATTCTCGTGGAAACCTTGTAATGCATGGACAGCGCAGCACCCAGCCCGTCAATTTCCATCAACGGTTTTAAGATATTTCGCTCCGCCGCCTGCACCGTCTTCCCGCAAATAGCGAAATTCGTGCGGTTGTAGTTCTGCATCGCCCACAGCACAAACGCCATCGACATGACCGTTGTCTTTCCGGAACGGACGGAGCCGTCACAAATCAGCGCCATATCATCGGAGCTGATAAACTCCATTATTTTGCGCTGCTTTGCGGATAGCGTTTTAATTTGCATTATTCTCGCCCTTTAACGCAGTAAGCAAAGCTGCCAACGCCGCAGGGTCGCCGCTTTTTTCGTTCTCGGAATTCCAGCCGAAATTGCAGCCAAGCGAGAATTTCGCGCCGTTCGCACCGTCTTTGTCGTAGAGCCGAGATTCGGCGTATTCCTCGCAGCGGGACTTCGCGCGCGTAACCGTGTCCGCGAACTCCGGCCTTGCTTGATAATCCAGCAATGCTTGTCTTCCTGTAAATCCAAGCGCCAATGCAAGCCCTGTGATTGTCGGGGGCTTTGCATTGATGATAATCGGCACCCCGTACTTATCTCGCACAGCGCAGCCGTCATCTCCGATAAACGGTTCACCTTCGCACCCTTTGAAGTAAGCGTCAATGGCCTCCTGCATTGCCTTTACGCTTTTCCATTTTCTTGGAGCTCCGCCAGCCATACTCTCACTTCCAATCCAAATAATTTGTTTTTATTTCCCTGTATCTTTAACACCGTAGCAATACTCATACCACATCAACGGCGTTTCTTTTTGCTGTTCTGCGTAGAGTGTGTCAAACATCTTCGCAATATCTTCGATAGCGTCGCCATACTCTTTGTGCAAATGGGTTTTGAATTTCGCAATGAGCCGCATATTGATTTTCATGAGCCTATCTATTTCGTCGGCGGAATACGTTATCTTGTTGATAATGTCCTTGTGGTCGTCGTTCATTCTCCGTCTCCCTCTTGCATCTCTCGATCTACGGGCATCAGGCTCTGGAAGCAATGAAAGTCGTCGCAATACCCACAGGTGGCGGCAATGTCCTGATGCTCTTTGTCCTTATGCAGTTTGCAGCCAACAGGCCCAGTAGTTACACACTTACCGTCAACTACTACTGTACCGTGTTTGACGTGGGTGCAGAAGTCACAGCATGGTGTGCAGTCTTTACCGCAGAGAATCATTTGCCGTCCTCCAAAATCCCGCTGATTGTGTCAGCATTCGCCTTGATGATATCCATCACGATGTCGGACTGGATATTGTGCGCAAAAACGGCCTTGTCCGCCGCGTCTGCATTATAATAGCCGGTGAACACCGTGCCGTCTGCTTTTGTCGCTGCAAGGCAAATACAACAAGGGTCAAGCCCTGCGATAGTTGCTATGCTTTCTTCAAGCCATTTGGCGTATGGCTGCTTTGTAATATCGTCCACGCCATCCTCCTGTTTTGCTACCAGCCCCCACCCCTTGGCTACAGTAACAGTCTTTCCCCTCCCATGCGGCCTTCTGGAAGCTCTCAAACATGGGTTACACAGTTTGCCCGCAGGGGGCAATGTCTTTTCCCCGTCCACTTTTGAGCCGTATATCCGCACTTCCAGGCAGGCGCTATGCCATTTGCCCACGGCAGCGGCTCTCCCCTTTTGGAGCGGCGGCGCGGTTTTGAGCCACGCAAGATTCGGGATGTTGTCTATAGCCATCCCTTCTCTATCCCATCTGGGCACCGCATATTGGCCGTCTTCCCGCTTAGATTGTCACACGCTCATGCCCGCTTGAGGCCCCGCAAGCATCTCAAGCGCCGCTGTTCGGTCATGGCAAGGAGGACGCATCCTCACGCGCAGTTTTCAGCGAGCATTGTCATTTCCATGTGAGCCACGACGAACGGCCTCACATTGTCCGGGCGCTACCCGGCCTCTTGTGCAAGCGGCTGGACTCGAACCAGCGACAGGAACCCGACATTTGCCTTGCTCCGCTCTATCCGACTGAGCTACGCCTGCATATAATAACAGCCCATAGGTTCACCTACAGGCTGTTTGTGCCGGTACGCCCGTTTCCGAGTCCGCTTGCGCGGTGCGCCCAATACCGGCGGCGCATAGAAGGGAGGAAAAGTGATGATTGGGAGATCGCGTGAATGACCATGTCCTATCATCCACTGTACCTATTGTAGCACATCATTAGGTGGAATCTGTATCACCTTTCACGAGTAACCCAGCATATTTCGCTACATCATGCAGGAACCTTTCCTTCCGGCGGCTGAATGTTGCCTCGCTAATCCCAGGAATCACGATCTTGTTGCGAGAGTATTTGTGCTTGCCCTGGCAGTTGCGCATAATGCCATATATTAGCTGCCGCCGGATTGTATCGCTGCCGATATCTCTGCCGCAGCGGTCTATAGCGTATTCCACCGCCAGCATCTTCTGCGTCTCCGGCCATCGCTCTATGGCGGCCAGCTGCTCCGCCTTGCTCTCGGCGGGCCTACCAGCGCCAGATCCAGTTGGCATGCCCTCTGTGGCGCTATGCGTCCCGTCCAGGATCTCCGCCCGGGCCTCGCGATACGCCCGCACCCGGCGCGGATACCCACGCACATAAGCAATGCACTCTAACCGCACATCATAAGGCAGTGTCGCCTTTTTGCTCATTTGCCCTCCTTTACTCCGCGCTGTTTACCATCTTATATTCGCCCCGCAGGGCCTTTTCGATGTCCGCCATCTTTACATATCCGTTGTTTTTAGCCTCCACCAGCTCCACAAGGCATTGCTGTAAGTATTCCAGGCTGCGGGTGTCGTGCTCGTCCGCCGTCTCCTCCCGCACATGGAATCCGCACTTGTCCAGCAGCACGCAGGAAACATTGTCCATGCATTGTTTGGTGCCATCCAGACGGCCCAGTTCGTAGGCCTTAGCCGGATTATTTGGCACCGGTCTGCCGTTTGTCCTTTTGAGCATCGCTATTACCCCTTTCCTCGTATTTGCATACGCCCGGATTATCAGCCACAGGGCAATAATCCGCGCACATCGGGCAATCTGCGTTTACGCAAACCTCGTCTTGCATCCACTTGCATTCATCATTCATCGCCTTCACCGTCCTCCAGATATTCGCACCACGGAAAACACACCACATCTGATAATAATGCGGGACATTCCATCTCGTTAGGGCAAGTGCAAATTAACATTCCGCACCTTCCTTCCGTTTGCCGTAGGAGCAGAAGTCCTCCGGCTTGTGCTGTACCATCACACCCCGGTAGCACACAAAATCGCCGCCTGCCCACTTACACTCCTTACACCGTACCACCGGCACAGCGTCAACGGTGGGTGTGTCTTGCAAAGCATCATCAAACGCATCAAACGCATCTATTACACCTACACCTTGTTCAATTTGTTCGTTAAACAAGCGCTCTAACTCTTCAGCATCAATCAGCCGCATCTCCGTCACCTCCGTCCATTTTGGCCCCGCAGTTGGGGCAGTAGTTATAACCCACTTCTTTCTCAAAGGATTCGTCTTTATAATTAGTTTTCATGCCGCAATTAGAGCATGTATACCACTCCTTTCGGCTGATATAAAACCCCTTGTCGTATAAATCCCATTTTTTAATCCACCGTCCATGCACCACCTGGGCAGCGTAGTTGCGCAGTCGTTCTAACGCTCTTTCGCAAGTCGGGCACAACTCGCACTGCTCCATTGTAGCAAACCACTTTCCACACGCCTTACAATCAGGCATCGTTGTCACCTCCGTCCAACTTTGCGTAGTTCTCCACAAAGTTGCAGACTCTGGCCGCGCAGGAGAGGCACAGTTGTTTCTCCGCAGAAAATGGTGTCTTAAAATTCACAACGCCGTAGTGATTGAAATCCAGATTCACACCGTTAACCTCGTAGTCAATCTCGCGCCCGCACATATCGCACAACACTTTAACCATCAACTTTCACCTCCGTCCATCTTTGCGCCGCAATTACAATACGGTTCTTTATTCATTTCAACTCGCCAACATCGACTGCACATATAAGGGTGAGTCATCGAGATAACTCCTTTATCGTTACGAGTAATCCACTTGCCATGCACCACTGGGGCCACATCGGCGGCGGGAATAAAGTCAAGAGCGTTTTCGATGAACTCCGCATCAAACCTACGCCCATCGTAATCGGCATTACATTCAGCCTTTCTCACAGCTTCTTTTGCTGCATCGATATCCACGTATTTAGTCATTGTCGTTCTCCTTCCCGGTAAACCACTTCCGCAATTCGTGCGCGCACGAAACACACAGCTCGTAGTCATTGTCGTTTATGTCGTTTTTAACTCGCCGCATACCGGCATAGGTGACGGAGTTAAACGGGTTAATCTCCGCTCCGCAACGGTCACACACTCTCTTTGTCGCCACTGTCAGCCCTCCTGTTCCACTTTTCGACGATAAATTTGGGTTCGCTATATACGCCACTTTCAAAATCACACCCTGGACAGTATATATAGCACTCTTCTTGGCTGTTGCCATCTACTCTTTCAAGTATTGCTTCTCCGCCGCAGAACGGACATGGTTTTAATTCAAACATCCTCCTTCACCTCCACATAGCACCAGCTCTGAGGCGGGCGCTTGATGTCATATGGCGCTGCGCCGAATCTCGTATTGCGTAGTCCGGTAAACTCGCTCAGTTCGCGCGGCTGGTCATAAATACGCAGGTCGACGATATGCCAGCCGTAAAGCGGTGTTCCGTGCCCATAATCCCATAGTGCCCCGTTTTCAAGACAAGTCTGTAATACATAATCATCGTCAATGTCATAGATGCCATACGGTTCGTTTGCCGGGGCAAGTCTATCTATGCGGTCACAGGTAAACTCGCCAATGACCTTGCCTCCGCCATAAAACTGTGGCTTTGGATAATCCGTTGCAATAAAGTCCTCGTGCGGGTACTTCGGCAGTGTACAGTAGATGTACACCTTGAACGGCGTTTCCAGTTTCGGGCGCGTCTTGCGGACCTCAATAGTCTTTTCCCCGCTGCAAATTTTCTCACACCACTTGGGGCGGACGCTCAGCATGACAGCCTTACTCATTCTTCGTCACCTCCAATGCTTTCTCCGCTTCCTCGCGGGTGAGAAACCAGCTTACTCCATACTGGCCCGGCAACAGCACGGCATCGGTATACCTCCCACTGACAATTGCGCGCCCCACAATGGCCGTGACCTTGTGGGGCTGAATGCCAAGGTCTACCGTCCCGTTGCAGTCGTAGGTCCTGAAATATACCGTATCTCCCACCTTGCACGGCAGAACCACCAGCCGCCCGTCCTTGTCTGCTTTCAACAGCTCCCGAATCCGTTCTGCCTTTGATGTGTCATCGCTAAAGGCTGATTCGATGATAACCTTCGCATTTTCACACTGTTCCGGCGTAAGCCCCGTGTCCTCGTAGTCGGCGAGGCGTTCAACCAGACAGTCAAACGAATTGCAGTTACCAGAACACGTCACGTAATGGTCTGTGCCAAGATAGTGCTTTTCCGTCAGTCGTTCCATCACTCCACCTCCTGCATCCAGAACTCGCGGCAGCAGTCAGTACATTCAGTACAATCACATCCCTTTTCTGGCTTATATCTCCGATTAACTTTTTGGGGGCAAAACAAATAATACTTGAAAATTTGGATATCGGGGTAACGTTCCAAAACCACATCCTGCCGCGTTTTACGCGTTTTACGCGGGTGTGCAGCAGACCATGCCTCGACTATGGCAATCTGAGCCGTAGCGTCCAGCGTTGACGATTGACCAACTCCGCAACTTAGCTCATGCTCGCAAACATTAAAAGCAGGGCACCCTTTACATCCAGCATCAAAACTCTTGCACATTCTGTTGCGTTCCTCAATAAACTTCACAGCATCCATATTGTCATCCTCCTATCTCATGTGTCGTTTCCCAGCCTTTGCAAACCTCGCGCTCTGCCGCACATAGCGCTCCCTTGCGGCGGTGTTGGCCCGATCCACCCAAGGCTTTTCCTCCAGCCGCCGGGTCTCATATTCGCGGAACGCCTCGCAGCTCTTCCGGCAGGCCCCGCATGGGAGCCTATCCGGGCAATCCTTCACACAGGGGCTTTTCATCCGGCCCACCTCACGATTTTTTCCCGCACACCCCATTGCAAGGCATCCTCGTGGCTGTCAAAATACAGATCCAGCCGATTCCCGGCAATGGCGCCGCCTGTGTCCTGCACGGTGTATGTATGGCCGTCCAGTTCAATTTCCGTACCCATCGGCAGCACATCCGGGTCTGCGGCGATCGTCACGCCCTGGGTGGCTTTTGCGCCGGTGGCTGTGTAGCCATTTGCGTACGCACCACAGCATTTTTCACAGGGGCAGTACGCCGTGACGGTAAATACGCACGTCCGCGTCTCCTGGGTCTCCTGCGGCTCATCGCGGGGCAGAACCACCCCCGGCGGCACAACTACAGTCTCCGGCGTTTGCCCGCTGTCCTCTGTGGCAGACGCAATGCCCAATGCCCCCAAGATTGCTACAATCAGCGCCGCGATTAACACGCTTCTTTTCACCATTCCACCGTCACCTGCCCTTCATCCGGCAGCAATACCCGTAGGTTTGCAAGCAGGGATTCCCGGTCACCGCTCATCTCCAGCCGGGCATGCAGCAGCTTTGCGCCCATCTGCGGCTTGTCTGCTTTCGGCGGTGCATCTTTGGCAGTGTGCTCCTCGCTCTGCGCATCCGCCGTATGTATGTCCACCGCATCCGCATTAGCCCACTCTGTAACTTTGCTCTGCCACATTTTTTCGTTTCGTCCACCGCGCCGGAATGGCGCACCTACTAATTCCGCCTCGCGGCGTATCGTTGCATCACAAGCGTTCATTTCCTCCGCCAGCCATTTGGCCGTACCACCGAAAGATTGCATGTTGCGGAAAAACTCGCGCTTCAGATCCTCCGGCATGTTCTTAAATTCATGCCACGGCATAGGCCTCGTGATATTATAGCTTTTCACTTCTCCGTTTTTCTCCTTCCTCTGCTTTTCGGTGAGGGTGTCGCTGGGGAGCGAGCACCCGCCGCGTTTTCTGTTGATGTGAGCAAATGCCCCTCGTGCCACACGCTTTTTCTGCATGCAGTCGTAATCAAAATCATTCACTCGCACGGTCTCCTCTCGTCCGCCTCAAATTCCGGGCAACGAATCACATGGTAAGAATTGGAGTTTCGCCCGCTTATAGGGTTTGTTTTAATCGCAGTCCAACCATCCACAGGCTCAAATTTTTTTGCCCAGGTGCACCCTCCGAATGCGTTCTTGCATTCCCAGCAAAGGGTCTGTTCGTAGCGTGTTTTTCTCCGCTTTGCTCGCCGCCACCTTTCTCGGGTGCAATCTGCGCACGCCTTCCGCAGCTTGCTTTTTATGTAAAACTGCGTCTCCGGCTTTTTGAGGCCGCATACGGGACAAAGAAGGATTTCAGCGTTTTCCATCTTCCGCGTCCTCCTTCTCCAGGATAAATACCTCCGTCCGTGGGTTATCCTTGTCGTACAGCACCCGACTCCCGTCGTGGCTAACGATAATGCCGCTGTGGTCGTCCTTGAGCACACCGGCCCTTACCAGCACATCGTCGATGGATTCCAGCAGATTTGTCAAATCCACTCGCCGCCGGGTAGGCATATAAAACAGGCATTTGACCTCCACAGGCTCCTCAATGGGGCGCTGCACTCTGGCCCTTTTGCAGTGCCATACAGCTTCCGCCTCGTAGTCCTGGTACTGATTGGACGGCATGATAAACGGCTTCCCAGTTTTGCTGCTGTGCATGATCCGCATAGAGTTTTTCTTTGTGACGGGTGCCAGCGGCACCGTGATCTCAATCATCGTCTCCCTCCCCTATTGGTACGGCCACATACTTGGGCCGTCCTTTGGTACGCTTGCCACCGTACACGGCCCTGTAGATCGTCCGCCAGCTGACGCCGCAAATGTTGGACAGCTCGATAATAGATTCCGAAACGGCATCCGGCAGCTCGTACTTGTCCCGGCTTACTCGCATGTATACCGTCATCTCAATACCTCACTCCGATGTAGTCCAATACTCTGGCGTAGCCAAGCCCCTTTTCAGTTGGCTTCCACAGGCCGTCCACAGGGTCATACGCCCCACCGCCAATGCAAAATTCGTAGTGCTTCGGATGCGTGTGCTTCATGCGCTCAAACCGGTTTTCTCCCTTTTCGAGATGAGCGCCGAACGCGCAGAACATGCAGCCCGTGCGCTGGCATCCCGTGCAGCGCAACTTGCAGTCGATCAGCGTCGCGCCGTAGTCGTTCTCGCCGTCGCTGGCCACGATGTCACCGTATACGCTGGCGTAGGGAAGGTGCCGCTCTACGATAAGCCGTAGTACGTCCTGCTCCGTCCAGAAACTCATGGGCTTAGATAAGGGGCGCTTTCCTTCAAAGGCATTACAGCCGGTTTCGCGCCATTTTTGCATCCGCAGAATACTTTCCTCCGCCATTGTTGCCGTCGTGGGCTTGACATCCGCTCGGTGCTCATAGCTCTTTGCTGGAGACTTTTTCATAATTCCACAGCATTTGTCTGATATGAGAAATGGAGCCGAAAGCAAATACTCCCACTTTTCGCAGTTGTATATGCTCTTTCCCCCATCGGCGCGTAAGACTTCCCCACGCAATAGCTTCATACTTCGGCTATCTGGTGAACGCCGCGCGGTTTCTATCCGGTGCGCTACGTCTTTACCGATGATGCTGTACCCGTACTTCGTCACCACCTGTCGAATGTTCATCTTCGGGCGTAGACGGTGGAGGTTTACGGTCACGCGGGGAAACTCCCTCCGCAGCCAGTCGGCGTACTCATTAACGAACTTCTGTATCTCTGGATATTCCAGCCCCGTGTTCACAAACACCAAGTTCAGCTCCCACGGCGGTGTCCTGAAACTCGACAGGTACCACGCCGCCAGATACGCCAGCACCGTGCTGTCCTTTCCACCGGAAAATGAAACATAACACTGTCCGCCCCACGCGGTGTACCACTCGTCCAGCTTCTCAACGCTGGTGATGACCTTGTCATCCAAATCAAGGGATAGCAATTTCTTGGCAGCCTCGTTCGTCAACGGAGTGTTAAACCGTTCCATCTCCCGCCACCTCCATCTGCCCATCCACCTGCATAGCCTTTGCAAGCATGCTGTATGTGGTCAGCTCATCCAGAGCCCGCTTGCGGTACATGGCAAGGAGCATCTTCTTCTCCTCGTCCGTCTCGGCCAGTTTATACCCGCCATCCGGCAGAGCCACAATGGGCGCCCCCTGCCGCCGCTGCGCCCGGATCATTCGCCGGTTGTCTCTGTCCGGCATCCCGGTCAATGCTTCCAGGTTCTTCCGGGTGTATGTAATGCCGGGAATCATGCGTAATGTGGTCATGTCAATCCTCCCCAAATCTCAGTTTCGTCACGGCAATGGGGAACTCTTCAATCTCGCTTGCCCAGCGGGCCGTGCCCTTGCCGTTGTGCCGCTCAAACACCAGCGGAAAGCCGCCGATGCCGTCGAATAAACTGCCCATCGTAACAGGGCGAAGATATTGCGCACTGATACGCTTTGCCAGGAAATCCCAGAAGGGCAGGGCGATGGAGTTGCCCAGCGCCTTGTAGCGAGGGCTGTCGCTTGGCTTGCGCATTTTGCCCTTGCTGTCGCGCCACTCGCCGATGTCGGTCCATCCGTCCGGGAAACCTTGCAACCGTTCGCACTCCATCGGGGTAAGGCGGCGCACGACCATGCCCGTTCTCACGGTGTTCTGCAAATTGTAGCTGGTTCCGCCGTTTGATTTTGCCTGCAAAGTCCCGTTTGTTTCGCCGCCCTCTGTAAAGTTTCGGCAGTCTACGGAACATACAAGATCAGTGCTGTCCTTGAAATCTCTCTGCTTGCAGCTGCTCACAACATCGCCCTCGCGATAATCGCCGAAGCCCTGCATTTGATAGCAAACCGTCGGGACCTCGCCGAAGGTGTGCAGCGCAGGACACGGCTTGTCCGGACCGACGGTGCTGCGGTTATTCGGCGATGTGATCTGCGTGCGGTCGAATACTAAAACAGACGGGCATTGATTCAGCCCGCTTGATACCGCGCCCAGCGTCGGCGCGCATTCCTCGGCGTAGCCGATGCCGTTCGCCTTTGCGCCCTGCCACGCCTTAAACCCGGCGCACAATACGCCATGCGAATGTGCGGCAGAAATGGTGTTAGCCGGGTCACCCGGTTCTCCTACGCCAAATCCTGTTCCGCGCCCTAACGCTTTGCAGCGCGTAGCCACCATCAGGTTTATAGGCGTTGCTTCAAAACCGGCGCATACAACCGGCTGGTTGTTCCCACTCATGCCCGCCGCAGCGGTCAGTGTGGGCGCTCGGTCGTCTGACCGAAGTTCTGCGCCGCCCTGCTGTGTAGCCATGCATATGACAACATTAGATGGTCTTGATGGTCTGTTTTCTCCTTCTGCCCGCAATGTTTGGGCACCATTCTGCCAATATCCAACACCTGTTTCTCCGTAAGCATATGCTATACTTTCGCCTGTTCTTCCAGCACCGTTTTCAGCGTTTCCGGCAAGTCTTTCCCGCGCCGTTCCGCTCTCCTCAGGATGCCTTGACACGCTTTTGCGCTCAAAGAGTATTTCTCCTGCGGTGTCTCCTCCAAAATCTGCGACAACCGAGATACGACGGCGGCGTTGGGGGACTCCCCAATATTGCGCGTCATGCACTCGCCAAGCCACGCTCCATCGTCCTCCCACCTCATCGTGGTAGCCCCCCCAAGTTGGCCAGCCTTTTTCAGGCACTTCAATATCGGGGGCTTCCGGCTCTGCGATGCGGATGATCTCTTCGAGGACTGCCGCGAAGTCTTTTCCTTTGTTGCTGCTGAAAGCTCCGGGCACATTTTCCCAGACCATAAACCGAGGTCTGACCATGTCACCTGTCCTTCCGTTTGCTCTGTCATGCTCTCTCATCTCCTTTACGATGCGGATTTGCGCCATGAACAATCCGCTCCTTGCGCCGGCCAATCCGGCGCGTTTTCCCGCAATGCTCAAATCTTGGCACGGCGATCCGCCCGTGATAACATCCACGATTTCAATTTCTGCGCCGTTGATTTTCGTAATATCTCCGAGGTGCTTCATCTCCGTTCCCCCCATCAATCATTTCAGCCTCCAATTCTGCTTTTTCCCGATGTTCAGCATATAATCCCTCGCCCTCTGGTTAATTCTGCTGCCGATGGCTTCATCCCAGCTCAAAATGCGGTCAATGGTCAACTCCGTGGAGATGATCGTGATTGCATCCGGGTCAATGTACCGGGCATTCAGCAGGTCAAAGGCGATGTTTTTGTCGGCATCCGTAACGCTGCCCTTTAGAAAATCGTCTATATACAGCGCGCGGACGGTTTTCAGCGGGTGCATGGCTTTTGCGTATGCTTCCGCATCGTTTACCTTTGCCTTGATTGCCGGAATATCTCCCCGCCATTGCACATATCGGACAGGGATTCCGCCGTCCATCAGCTTGGCGCAAATCGCCGTACACAGGTGGGTTTTCCCAGTTCCGGGAGAGCCGCCGATGAAAAACCACTTGCCCTTCCAGTCGGTCAAATACTTCTCTGCCGCTTGCTTTGCGGCCTGTTGCCAATACTCCCGCGTTTGGAATGCCTCGAATGTGCAATTATCCAGCAGACCGGCCAGCCCGGAACGCTCCATGCGAATTCTGTTTTGCCGGATGATCTCGCATTTGCAAGTGCTGCTCACCAGTTCGCCGCTTTCCGTGCGCCGGGCGGTGTAGCCCAGCCCGCCGCAGATGTCACAGCCATGTTCCGACATGGTATTCTTGCTTTGTTGGCTGTTCACCGGCTTCCTCCTTTCTGCGCTTCTCCCATGTTCTGACGGCAGCCTTCCAGTCCTTCATGCGGTTTTTCCCAACCATCCATCCCTTGCTGGCGTAGAAATCGACGAACTGCTGTGCGTCAACCGCAGACCCCCGTTCGGAGATATAAGCCTGAACTTCGGCCAAAGAAGGCGGAGAGAAGCGCGCCTCGCGCGCATTATTCTCGCTTCTCGATTCTCGTATATCGATTCCCGATTCTCGATTCTCGAATACGGGAACATCTGCATTCATTTGTTTGCAAATGATTTCATCTGCTTGCGTAGGCTCTACAGGCTCAGGATATTTGCTTTCCTTTGCTCTCTGGTTCTGATACTTACCCCATGTTGGTAGGTAGAGGAAGCGCTTGCCCTGTGAAGTATAAAGGGCAACCAATCCAGCACTCGCCAATCCATGAAGGGCGTTTTCTACAGTTTTCAGAGTAAGATTTTTTTTCAAAGGAAATAGCCTGTTTTTGATAATTGCGGCCCGTCCGTCATAGCGCCCGAAATCATCGCAAGAAACAATCAGCCGATAGAACAAGACCTCCTCGAACCACGAAAGCCCATCTATGCTGTCGCTGGTGCAGATGCTCTCGCGTATGATTCTGTTCGGCATCGGAGCACCGCCTTAGAACGGCAAATCGGCGTCTTCCTCGGAAATCTCCGTGAAGGTCTGTGTAGGCTTCTGCGTAGCGTCCTTGCTGCCGCAGAAATGCACCTTGTCGGCGGTCAGCTCCACCACGGTGCGCTTGTTGCCGGCCTTGTCCTCATAGTCCCGGCTGGAAAGCCTGCCCTCCACGATGATCTCCTTGCCTTTGGCAAAGTGGGTGCATATCAGCTCTGCCGTTCCCTGCCATGCCACACAGGGGAGGAACAGCTTCGTTTCTCTGTCCTTTACCTTCTCGCTCCACGCCAAGCGGAAGCTGCACACCGTTGTCCCGTTCTGTGTGGCTCTGCGTTCGGGGTCAGAGCAAAGCCGCCCCTGCAAAATCATTCTGTTTACCATCTTTTTCCTCCTTACAAATAGCTTTTTCCGAATTCTCGCCGGAAGTCATCTTCCGTCCAGCCCTGCTCCCGCATGGCCTTTAACTGACCATATCGGCGCAGCAGGCGCATTTGATTTCCGTTGCGGTGTACAGCGTTCCCACCGTTTCTGTGGCACTTATCGCCGCAGAGATACACCACAAGGCCGTATTTCTCGCTTTTGTTGCGGTACGCGCCTCCGAAGATGTGGTGCCGCTCCAGCGGGTCACTTGCGCCATTTCTGCCGCACAGGAAACACCGTCTCTCGTCAGTCACCTTTATCACCCCCCAGCGGCTGGGCTTCGCCCCAGCGGGATTTCAGCGCATCCAGCTCCTGCGGTGTCATCGTCTCGATTCCCTCCGCCTTGCAATCCTGCACCACCATATCAATCAGTCGGGACATTTGCTCTGTGTCATAATCGCTGCTGGATATGTAAGAGCGGATATTGTTATACCCTGCCGTATTTCGACATGGGCCTAAGTCCTCGGTCATCCTCCCTATATGTCCGGAGCACCATATCTTATTCCACGCCTCAATCCGGCTCTCCTTGACTGGGGTAATGAAATAGTTCCCTCCGATGTCGCGGATGTATTCCCGATAAATATCGTTCGGCGGAATCCTAACTCTTTCCGACAACCGCCCGCAAAGTTCCCAAAAGTATTTGTTTGCGTTCTGGCTCCTGCCCTTGCGCTTGATCTGCGCCACATACTGCTTGTCCGGCTTCAGCTCATCACAGATGGTCATTGCAGAGGCGGGGGACTGTACCCGTAGGCACAGCCACGCCCCATCGCTGTCCTGCTGCCACCTGGCGGCGGTCACATCAGCCTGCAGCATTGTCATGCTCCTTCTTGGCAGCCTTCATGCAGTCAGCGCACATCTGCGCTCCGTAGCGGCCCTTGGAATACTTAACCATATCCTTTACCGTCCACATTTCGCCGTTGCGCTTCCTTACAGACACAATGTCCGATCCGCACCGCTCACACACAGGTGCGGCGTTCCGCTCTTTCTCGTCCAGTTCGGCGGAGGAAATCTTGTCCGGGTCTTCTCCGGTGGGAATCGCAAACGTCCGCAGCCACATGTACTTAAATGCGTATGTCATGGCCTTGCCGCTGCCCTTGTCCTGCGTGTCCGCACCATCGCCGCAGGACGCAATTTCGATGTATTCCTCCGGCTTTTCCAAATTGACCATGCGGTAAATCACATCCACATGGGTGATGTTGCCGGTGCGGTTGGCCGTCTGTGCGATGGGGTATACAACCAGTTTGTGTTTCAGCAGCTCCGCCCGCATGATGGATGTGACTTTCTCCTCACTCAGGGCTTTATACTTGGTGCTGTCGAACTCCACATGATCGTCCTTTGCAAGATACTGGACATCCTGCATAATCGCAGCGATCTTCTCGTAGATATTCAAAATTCTTCCTCCTCGTCAATGATTTCCAGCGGGCAGTGCGCACCAATGATTCTTGTGTCTATCAGATACTCGCCCGTTCTCCTGCACTGGTTGCGGGAATATGTTTCCAGCAGAGGGCAGAGGTTACACGCCATATGCCCCTCCGGAAAGTAAATATCCACGGATGTCTTGATGTACCGCAATACGCCGCCCTCGCTCATTCCAACGCCTCCTCGTAATACTCCTCTTTGTCGCTGACGCACTCTCCACAAAGCCAAATGTCCTTGTAGTGCAGAGCGGGGAAATCTGTAATGCGGCAGCCGCAGCAATCGCACACAGGCATCCTCGCAAGCCGCCTATCCTGCTCCTCTGCGTAGCACTCCGCGTCCCATACCGGGTCAGATGTCCACATCGGATGCATCCTCCTTTTCCGGCTCCAGCTTCCAAATATCCCGGGTGACCTTGGAAACCTGGGGAATATCCCCCGCATACAGGGCGTTCAGGAAATCGTCCTCGCTGGATCCGCACAGAACAAAGTGTGGCTCTGTGATGACCTTGCACCCGGAATATACGGTCGCCTTGTTGCTGCCGCTAACCAGGTCGCCCACCTCGGCCACATAGCACTCCGACCGCATAGCTACCCGGATGCCGTACTTTTCAGCCACGATGGCGTAGTAATGTTTTTGCATCTTTATTCCTCCCAAATTCTCACTTGCCGGGTCTATCCAGCTTGTCCAACAGCTTCACGAACATCCACGCCACCGTAGCCGCGCCGATGATGACCAGCGTCAATGTGTAACCGTCCATCAATTCACCTCCGCAGCGCAAAGCGCATCGCACATACCCTTGCAGGGGCAGGCCGGACAATCGCACTCCAGCGGGTTCTTATCTTCGCACAGCGCATCGTGCCGTGCCAGAAAAGCATCCTCCAGCGCCCTGTATTCTTGGTTGGTCATGTTTGCTCCTCCCGCTCCGCAATCCACTTGTCCAGCAGATTGGAAAAAATCTGAAAAACACGCCGTTTCCCTCCGATAACGCACAGGCCAAAAGGATACACACCCTGTTCAATCCCGTTCGCCAGCGTGTCTTGTGAAATGCTTAGTCCATGCGTCCGAAGATGCTCCATGCACTCTTGCATCGTCATCGTCTTAATCATCGTTCCTCCTTATTCGCCGCTCGGATAGCTTCCGCAGCAGCCTTGATCTCCTCCTCCGACACGCCGTACAGCTTTGCCATTTTCTTGTAATACTTCCGTGCCGGTGCCCAGTCTCCGTATTCCCAATGTCTTACGCAGGACTGGTCAACAAACAGTTTCTTGCCAACCTGTGTGCAGGAAAGATTTGCTCTATCCCGCATTTCTCTCAATGTCAAATTGTCTTCCCTCCTTATATGTGAGATTTCATTGACTGCGGCGGGGGGCATATGCTACAATGTTTCTGCAGGGATTGCCGGTTTACCTCCGCTCGTTTGTTGGCTTGACGAAAGGAGGTGAACCAATGGCCAAAAACTCTGTGCGGACAAGCAAGACCGTTGCGTCCAAGGCGTCAAAAGCTTTGAGCAGCGGAAAGACCAGCAAGACCACCAAAACGATTGCAGCGTCTGCCTTGTCCAACCGCCGGTCTAAGTGACCGGACAGCCGCCTCG